CCGTCGTGGCGTTTTCGATCCCATCGAGGCTCACTGATGTCGGCGTTTGGCCGAGATCGTGCGGAACATCGAACTCGCGTCCGGTGCCGCCGCCCGTCAGGTCCACCCGCGCATACCGAGCGTTCTACTTGCCGACAGCCTTGTCGGCGCTGTTCGGATCGCCGACGCCGAGCGCCTTGTTCGTGAGATCCGCCTGCAAAACGCTGCGCGTATTGTTGCGCCACGGAGTCTTTGGCATCAGTTCTTCGACACGAACACGACGACGGCCGTGCCGGTCAGGGGCGCACCAGCGCCACTATTGCCGCTGTGTGCTGAGATTTTCAGCGCCCAATCCGTTCCCGAGTCAACGGGATAAAGCGTTGCCACCGCCCCGTCGGTCGTGTAGGCCACTCCTGCGGGGTTCTTGATATACGCGCCGTAGCAATCATAGGTCGCCTTTGGAAACGTTCCACTCAGGGTGAGGGTCTGGGTTACGGGGTTGATCCCAACGCCAGAGAGGCTGATCGCCGCCGTTGCGAGGGTGATCTTGAGCATAGTTCCCGTGATGACGCCGTTGCCGCCGATGAGGTTGGCGGCCGCCGCTCCCACCAACATCTGCGGGCTCCCCACGGCGAGCAGCGCGATTTCCGCCGTCGTTACGGCCAGCGGCCCAATCTTCGCCGTCGTAACAGCCAGCGGCCCAATCTTAGGCGTCGTAATAGCAAGATCCGCGATAGCGGCAGTAGGGACCTGGTCCGGGGCGGAGCTTGAGAGTTTGGTCCCCTTGATCCCTGCGATCGCCGAGATGTCTGCGTCAACGATCGCGGCGTTGAACTTCGCGACGACGTCTTGGAAGTTCTGATTGACTTCGGCCGCCTGTGCGGTTGTCCCATCTACGAACTCGTTCGTGATTACGAGAGGCATTGTCAGTACTCCTTGTCTGGCAGAAGCGTTGCGACCAACTCAACGCCGGTCGGGACGTAGTCGGTAGCGGGCGTCGATGACAGCGTGAGCTTGATGCGTCGACCGAACGTCCCAGCCGGGACGCCGCTCGAAGCGTAGGTCGGCGAACCGCTCGCCCACTTGCCCGTGCCCCACAGAAACGCACCCCACCGATCACCCGACTGGAGCGTGGCCGCGAGGGTAACTGAGGCGCCGCCGCCTGGCGGATCGGTCTGGATCGACACCGTCACGTCGGGCTGGTCGCCGTCTGCCGCAATCGCAATGCGATCCAAATCTTTGAAGTCGTCGGGCAATCCCCAGTCCAGCCACGGCGTTTCCTCTTCGACGCGGATCGACGTCCCGCCCGTTCCGTTGCTCAGGCGCATGTCCTTGAGCCCATCGAACGTCGCCCACAGGTGGTATCCCGCTCCGCGCAGCACCGGATCGGCGATCACCATCGTGGCGTCTGAGAACAGCCCACCCTTCAACTCGATGGCGTCCCGCGCCGTCCATCCCTTCCAGTGCCAGAACTGCTTGAGCCGTGCGTCGTAGATGATCTGTTCGCTCGAAACAGTGCTTGCGCCCGGCGGGTAGAACGCGACGATGTAGTTGCCCTGATGGTTGATAAGAACCAGGTTATCGAACGACAACGTGTTTGCGTCGTCGAGGTAGCGTCCCATCTCGACCCAACCGAAGGGCGAGACACTCCCGCGCGAGTAGACGAACATGCCGCCCGACTCGCCCCAGAAGTACGCCTTGCCTCCGATCACGCACGCCGCGCGCGGCCCCGCGCATCCAGCCTCAGAACCGCGCGCCGGGTCGGCGTACACCACGCTCGTCAGCACGAAGCTGTCGCGGTCAACACCCGAGATCACATGCACGCTGCGCTTCTTAAGGATCAGCAACTCGTCGAGTACCACGAGGCACACCTGGATCGTGTCGCCATCGTCCTTGGCGATCTGGAACAGGTCGTCGGCGTCGAAGTTCGCGATGCCGGTTCCCTCGAGGTCGCCGATGTCGCGGCTGGCGTAGAGGCTCGATCCCACCCAGCCCCACAGTAGGCCCGCGAAGCCGGTCAGGCCATCGAGATGAACCGGCTCTCCGTGTAACCCTTCGTCGGCCATGTAGCCGAGATTCGCGTCAGATGAATCATCGGTAGGCGTGAGTCCAGTGCCGTCCTTAACGAACCACCACGGCCCCAGATTGGAGCCATTCACCTTGGTGCGCTCCATCGTCCAGCCGAGGTAGTCGCTGCGTGCCGGGCTCGGATCGGCGAATCCTGCGGTGAAGTTCACGGTCTTGGGAGCACCGGCGACGGCGTGAACCACGCTCACCGGGCCGACGAGGCTGGAACCCTTCGCGTATCGGAAGCGGATCCGATAGTAGTGATTGCCCACGTCGACGCCGATCGCGGGCGGAACGATCGCGGTGTCGCCCCCGAAGGTAATCGTCGCGACCGGCTTCGGCAGCTTCAGTTCCTTCCACGGCGTAGCCCCGCCGTCGTACATCAGCGGCGTCAGCGACCCGCCGCGCTGCGTCGTGATGAGCACGCCGTCGAGGTTCGTGTGGCTCCAGATGTCGGAGTTCGCGGGGTGCGTGGCCGGGAGCGTCTGCACCGGATACGAAGCCGACTGCGCCTCGTAGATCGCGTTCGCCGCCGCGGCGAACAACTTGTTCCCGCTCCCGCTGTAGTAGCCCATCAGCGAATGAGGCGCGGCGGCGAGCGTGGCGGTGCTGATGTCGCGCGAGCCGGGCCGCACGCGCTTGGCGCGAAGCGGGCGCCCGTAGAGGTTGTCGGCCCCCGCCAGAAAGTTGGGTCGCGCGACCCCGCGCTCGGAGATCCCCGACAGCACTCCCCGCGACGAGTCGCTGAGCGAGATCGTGATCTCACGAGTGGCGTTGCGTGGCATCGTCAGCGCATCCCCTGGTATCTGCTCCTGCGTGGAGCCAATGAAGAACGCCGATCATCACTTCTGTCGGCCATCTTGTCCTGAAGGTCTTCCACATCGGCAAACCATTGCCGCAACTCGGCCTCTGCTTCTGCGTGGCGGTTGCGAGCCGCGAGCCCGAACACGATCATCCGACGCAAAATGTAGTCGCGAGTGAACTCGGGCAACTGGTACGTCGCGGTGGTCGCATCAGTGATGGCGTCGGGGAGCCCGAAGTACGTGATCCGCCCACCGTCGACGATCGTCGCAGTCGGCCGCGGGACCAGATAAAACCCCAGCCTGTCGGCGAAGTACATCTCCGGGAGCGTGTTGTCGGAGTAGCGCCCCGAGGTCATCGAGCGGAACTCGTCTTCGAAGATTTCCCGAATCACGCGCCACGAGTCCCCGTCAGTCGGAGTTTCGCTGACCTCCATCTTCGACATCGTGGTCATGTCATCGGGGAAGTGATACGCCTGCTGGGTGCCGAGGTTGAAGGTTGCGCGCTGCTGGAGCACGTTGGCCTTCGAGCACAACTCGCGCGCCGCACGCGAATAGAACGATGTCCACTCGCTCATCTTCACGCGAGTCTTGTTCGGATCGCCGATCGCAATCGCGGCGTCGTTTACGAGGTTGCTGACAGGTAGGCTCATAGGACTCCTAGAAATTAAGAACCAGGAAGTCGATCGACAAGTTGGCCCCGGCCGCGGCGTTCATGGTGATCGTGAACTTTTCTGGGCTTCCGCTACGCACCACAGACTTGATGAAGTTGGCCCCGTCTGCGGTCCTGAGTGAACAGAAGATGTGCGAGGCCGACGACACTCGATCGTTGGTGACGACCACGGCGGTCGCCGCCGATGCCAGAATGCAGCGCCCCGAGATGTTGTTGATCGTGACGTCGCCCACCGTCGCGGTGTTGGTGTTCGGCAGTCGGATACGGGTCGCCGATCCCGCTCGTAGGTCGAGCAGGTTGCTGATGAACACCGACCCCCAGTTGAGCGAGGCCGAGCCAAGGTCGATGGAGTTGTCAATCTGCGGCACGAATTGCGTCGTGCGTAGCCGGTAGTAGTCGGTGGTGCCGAGCCGAACGTAAACATCGTTGACCGCTCCGGTCCCGTCGGCACCCGAAACGACCTTGCTCGAGCTTGCGCTGGTTTCAAGCCCAAACCATGACCGGTTCCCGGCTCCATCGTCGGCAGAAATCAGGTGGAGCTTCTGAGCCGCGAACGTCTGCTCGGGGTCTTTGTTCAACTCAACCAGTGGGGCGCTTGGAGTTCCCAATCGAGTGAGTCCGGCGACGCCCGACGCTGCGTTGTAAGGGATGTGAGTCAGGTTCGTTATCGTGTCGGAGAACTTCACGAGATCGGCCGACGCCGGGATCACGTTCGAGTTGATGTTGCGTCCGGTGTTGTGGCGCACGAACACACCGTCCACGGAGATATAGGTCTGGTCCCACGTGAAATGAACGCCGTACTTCGCGCCGTCAAC